GTCGATGCCATGGTAGCGGCACGCCTTCAAGTGCTCAACAAGGCCATGGACGAGGCGCTCAAATGACGCACATAGGCATCGATCCAGGTCTTTCTGGCGCCATCGCGGTGCTCACAGATGACTCTCTCCAGATCCACGATATGCCGGTAATGACCGTGGACCGTAATGGCAAAGCCAAGCGGCAGGTGTCAGCAAATGAGCTGGCCGAGCTGCTGAATCTGTACGCAGGCAAAGACTGCCATGTTTACTGCGAGCGCGTGGGTGCTGTCAGTGGGCAGGGGGTAACCAGCGTTTTTAGTTTTGGCCGCAGTTTTGGAATGATTGAGGGGATTTTGGCAGCGCTCAAGATGCCGGTCACCTTTGTGGCCCCTGCCACCTGGACCCGTGCCATTGGGCGCAGCCCTGGCAAGGATGCCAGCCGGGCCAGGGCAATGGAGCTTTTCCCGAATTACGAATACTTCTTCAAGCGCGTCAAAGACGATGGCCGGGCTGACGCTGCACTCATTGCGCATTGGGGGCGTAAGCATGGATGACGCAGAACGCAAAGCCATGAGGGACCAGATTGTCTGGCTCACTCAGGAACTCGAGAAGGCCAGACGCGCAAACCAGGACAAGACGCTGCTCATGGGCCGAATGCTTAACCCCGAGGATCTGGGGCACGCAGTGAGCAACGAGGTCAGGCAGCTCATCTACACGATCATCATCAACGAGCAGGATGCAGAGAGAGAATCATGGAACAAAAAATAATCCTCAGACCGTCAGCAGCGTCACGCTGGATCGCTTGCCCGGCCAGCGTTAAGTTGTCTGTTGGCATCCCAGAGCAACCCTCTGGCGAGGCCGCGCAGGTCGGGACGGCCATTCACGCCCTGGCTGAGTTGTGCTTTAAGGCCAAGTCTGACCCCAAGGACTATGTCGGAAAGGAAGTGGAAGGCATCACCATGACGGCCACCAATGCCGAGTATGCGCAGCTCCACCTCGATGAGATCAAGCGGGTCCATGACGAGTTGGGGCACGTCAGAGTTGAGCGGTACGTCACCATTGTGGACACTGACGAGGTCAAGCTGGCGGGGACTGCTGACGTTGTGGGCCTGGGGTCTGGCAAGTTGATTGTGTCGGACTTAAAGACGGGCAAAGGCTGGGTAGACGCTGACTCTCCGCAGCTCAAGATATATGCATTGGGCGCCATCAGATCAGCCGCAAAGAACGGTATCCCACCGCCTGGACAGATCGAGCTGCGCATTGTCCAACCGCACCATGGTGACGTGCGCAGCCACTCAATGACGTATAAAGAACTCTGGGACTGGTATCAGAACACGCTGCGCCCGGCCATTCAGGCCAGCACTGACGCAGCATCCCAGCCCACACCCAGTGACTCTGCCTGTCAGTACTGCCCGGCCAAGATCGTGTGCCCTGCCCAACGCAAAGGGTTTGAGGTCCTCGCGGCCAAGCCAGACCTCAGAACCCTGGACAAGGAACAGATCCAGGCCGTCATGCTGACCCTATCAGTCGAGCAGATCGCGGACCTCTTGGAGCGTGCGCCAGTGGTCGAGAAATTTATTGACGCTGTGCGTGACCATGCTGTGCAACGTATCAGGAACGGTGAGTCAATTCATGGCTGGCAGATGGTGCCTAAGCGTGCAACACGCAAATGGACCAATGAGGATGCTGCCTTGCAAGCGCTTACTGACGCTGGCATCGACAAGTCCAAACTGGTCTTAACTGAGATGGTGACGCCTGCGGTGGCCGAGAAGCTGCTGGGCAAGGACAAGAAATCCATGGTCGATGACCTCACCACAAAAGAATCATCGGGTTTGACTCTAGGCCGTGCCGTAGAGATTGCCCAATAATCCCATTCCCCCAACCGTGTCAATGACACACAACTCTGAAAGCGAAAGCAAAATGCTAAATCTATCCTCTGGTGGCGGCTCAGGCTCCTACATTCGTTTCTCCCCCCAGGCCAATGCTTGGACCAATCAAGATGGAGAGATCCAACTTGGCAAAGTGGTCTTTGACATTGACAACATCCAAACAGGCTGGCTCGAGCTGGGCGTTGGTGTACGTGACTGGCAGCCTGATGCTGCCCTAGGCAAGAAGGGTCCGCAGCCCACTGCAAACCACAAGCGCGGGTTCTCCATCGTGTTTTATTCCAAGGCACTGGGAACTGTCGAGTGGTCATCCAACGGTGTTGGCCCCAACATGGGCTTGGAGCAGCTCTACAAGCAGTGCTCTGAACAGCGTGCTGCAAACCCTGACAAGCTCCCAGTGATCGAATACACCGGCAGCCGAATGGAAAAGATCGGCAAGGGCACAACTCGCATCCCGGCATTTAACTTAACGGGTTGGATCGCCAGGCCAGCAGGCATGGACGCGCAGACACCGCCAGTTGATGAGTTTGATCCTTTCCCTGCGCCAGTACCGGCACCAGCAGCACCCGCAAAGGCTGCTCACGCCGCACCCATTCCCGTTCACTCTGACGAGGACTTGTTTTAAGACGTAACGAATTAAGGGCCGGGGCTTTGTCCCCGGCTTTTTTTTCCCTCATGGAATCAAAAGAAGAATTCTGGCAACTGCTGGTGCTCATGTTGGCGCGGCGGGTGTACGAATTGGAGCAAAGAATTAAAAAAATGGAGAAGAAGAAGTGAGATATTTATCTGTGTGCTCTGGCATTGAGGCCGCCACAGTTGCTTGGCATCCACTTGGGTGGACGGCAGCGGCCTATTCAGAGATCGAAAAATTCCCATCGCAGGTGCTTGCGCACCATTACCCAGACGTGCCCAATGTGGGCGACATGACCAAATTTAAGGAGTGGAACATTGGAGCAATTGACCTTCTTGTTGGAGGAACCCCCTGCCAATCATTCAGCGTTGCAGGACTTAGAAAAGGATTGGATGACCCGCGTGGCAACCTCATGCTCACATTCCTTGCCATTGCTGACCAACATCGCCCCCGATGGTTGGTTTGGGAAAACGTCCCCGGCGTCTTGTCATCTAACGGAGGAAAAGATTTTGGCACCTTCCTCGGGGCGCTGGGGGAACTCGGGTATGGGTTCGCATACCGAATTCTTGACGCTCAGTACTTTGGAGTGGCCCAAAGACGCCGCCGTGTGTTTGTTGTCGGATACCTTGGAGACTGGAGAGTTGCCGCAGCGGTTCTTTTTGAGCGCCACAGCTTGTCAGGGGATTCTGCGCCGAGCAGAGAAAAGAGGGAAGGTGCTGCCGCCAATGCTAGAGAAAGCTCTGAAGTCGGTAGTCTGATTCCAGCAATGCACTCAGAACTATGCCCATCACTCAAAGCGCGTGATGCCAAAGGCCCATCAAGTGACGGTGACGGTGACGGTGCAATACTTGTGCCAATGGCGCAACCCATTGCATATGCCTTTGATAGTTTGTCATCCAACTCTATGAAAAGCGCAAACCCTGTCAGCGGATGCAATAAAGTCGAAATATCTAAATCGCTGGACACATCAAGAGGGCTTGATCCATCATGCAACCAAGGCGGTATTGGTGTGGCCCAACCCATCTCATTCAGCGCCCAGATGTCAAACCCTCAGACTGATGTTGAGATGTCAGCAACCCTGCAGGCAAAAAAACCAATGGCGGTGGCAGTTGGCACTGACCTCTACAACGGGGCAATCACTGGCGATGTTGCTTGCACCATGTCAACGCATGGAGGTGATGGAAATGGAACTGGCCCGACCGTGATGCAACAAATGGCCGTGCGCCGCCTCACCCCTGTCGAATGCGAGCGCCTGCAAGGTTTCCCCGACAACTACACAGACATCCAACTCAAAGGCAAAGTCACGCCAGACGGACCCAGGTACAAGGCACTAGGTAACTCAATGGCGGTGCCCGTGATGGCATGGATCGGCAAAAGAATACAAGAAGTGGAGCAGATGCAATGCAAGCCGAACAGATAGCAAAGGCGCTTGGCAACGCGAAGAGAGTTGGCAAAGGATGGTTGGCAAGTTGCCCACTGCCAACGCATGGACAAGGGCACGGGGACAAGAACCCGAGTCTGTCAATCAGTGATGGTGAGGACGGCAAACCGCTGTTTAAGTGCCACTCTGGCTGCGATCAGCATCAGCTGTTTCACGCCATCAGGGACTATGGCCTGCTGCCAGAGATCGAGAAACGCGATCCATTGGCATCAATCAAGCCACTGCCAACGCTCACGCCGCAAGTGTTGGAGCACGAATGGGTATATGTGGACGAGGACGGGGAACCCTTGTTTGTGAAGCAACGGTTTAAGACCGGCACGGCCAAGGGCAAAGACTACAGGCAGATGCGTTGCGTCAAGCAGCCAGATGGAACCCATGTCAGGTTTCCAGGGTTCAAAGACACGCGCCTGGTGCCATACAGGTTCCCCGAGTTGTTGTCTGCAAAAACTGCAGGCCGCACCATATTTCTAACTGAGGGGGAAAAGGCAGCCGATGCCCTGGTATCGATTGGAGTTATCGCCACTAGTGCTCATGCAGGGTCAGGGTCATGGCCTGAAGAGATAACGCAGTACTTTGCCGGTGCAGTGGTCATCATGGTCCCCGACAACGACCTGGCCGGTTGGATGTACGCAGGCAAGGTGGCAGCGGCGCTGATCCCTGTGGTGAAGTCACTCAGGATCTTGGACCTGCCAGTGGAAGGGTTGACAGATGATGCTTGGGAGTGGGTCAATGTCCTGGGAGGCACCAGGCAGGCATTGGTGGAGCTGGCAAAACTGAGTCCATTGATACGCCATGAAGATGACGTAACGATCCCGGAAAGATTAAGTGGGGCAACACCAAACGCAACAAACGTAAACGCACCAAACGCAACCAATCCAGGCAACGTCCACCAGGAAACTGACAAGACGTACAAGCCCTTCAAGATTGAGTCATGGCAGTCAGTCAAGGATGAACCTATTAAGTGGTTAATACAAGACGTGATTCCAGATCAGTCTTTGGTTGCCCTCTTTGGGCCGCCAGCCTCATTCAAGTCATTCCATGCAATGTCCATTGCTGAGTGCATCGCCAGTGGCAGGCCTTGGATGGGCAAAGAGATCAACGGCAGCGGTCCAGTTTTGTATATCGCGGGGGAGGGGTATGGGGGAATAGGGGCCAGGATTGCCGCCATCAAGCAGCACCACAAGACCCCTGACTCAGCCCAGCTCTATGTTGTGCGCTCCATGATCAACCTCAGATCAAGTGTGGATGACTTCACGAACCTGATCCTGGCAATCGATGAGCTGGTGCAGTTGATCGGCGTTCAACTGCGCATGATTGTCATTGATACCTTGGCACGGTCATTTGGCGGGGGCAATGAGAATAATTCTGATGATATGGGGGTCTATATCCAGTCATTGGGCAAGATCCAGAACCGCTACAAGTGCAGCCTCATGTTGCTGCATCATGCAGGCAAGGACAGTAGTAAAGGGTTGCGTGGGCACTCAAGCCTCTTGGCCGCGGTGGACACCCAGATGGAGATCTTGAGGTTCACAGACTCCATGAAAGGGCAGATATTTCTGTCCAAACAGAAGGACGGCGAGCAAGGTGAAAGGTACGGGTTTGAGGCCATCACGGTGGACATTGACAGGTCAGATCTGGGCCTGGAAAACGGCAGCAGTCTGGTCATCGAGGCGTCAGATGTTGGCGACACGAAGGACAGTGACCCAGAAAATAAGCCACAAAAGGGCAAACCAATTGGGGCAAAACAGAAGATTGCTGAGAAATCACTGAATGTTGCAATTAAAACCTTTGGCTCCATTATGGACACTCCAGAGGGACGCAAAAACACCATCACTTTGGACCAGTGGAAGGCCGAATTCACGGCCATGATCGGGTCAGATGTGTCCGCAAAAGACCTGGCAACGTACTGGTTAAGGGCCAAGGATCACGTCATAAAGAGTGGCTTTGGGACCATCAGAAACAGCAGCGTATGGGCCAACCGCAAGGACGTGACTACTGGATTTGAGGCAGAGGCATTGCTCAAGGCAGGGAAAATGGCGGCATTGGTTGATGAATGAGTCATGCAATGTCTGACAATGTTATCCATTACAAATACTACAAACACCACAGATGTAGTGCAGTTGTAGTGCTACACATACTACAAACACTACAAACACCCCGAAGGGGTTGTTTGTAGTGTGGTGTGTAGTGTGGTGTTTGTGGTGTAGTGATTATTGATTTGATGATTAATGGATTGGAGGCAAAGGATGAACGCAAAGCAGGGTCAAGTGGGTCAGGTCAAAAGTCGCATACCCAGCCGTGGTGTTAAGCCAGATTTCCCGGCAACAGATTTTGAGATCAGGCAGGCATCATGGCTGGCTGAGATTGATCGCATTAAGGTGGATCAGGATCGGAAATGGGGGACTGATAGATTGTGTACTTTAGTTGATCCAGCGTTTCGGGAGAAATTCTGGCAGCAACAGCAGCGGGTCTGGTCTGCTTGTCAGGCCAGGGACAGCGAAAAGCTCGAGAAGTCGGCAGCCGGGATGGTCAGGGCTTATCAGGCGCTCGAGGCTTGGGCAGTGGGTGTCGGTGTGTCACAACGGCCAACGGTTGGCGCGGTGGAGCATGTTGGGAAAGATGGGAAGCTGATGGTTGTGGTCGCCACCAAGCAAGATGCAACCTGGTACCGCGAAAACCGGCCAGACGTTACCGGGCAACACGTCTGGTGCATGGAGGAGATTGAGCTGCTGATTGAGGCTGAGATCAACCAGGCAGTGGTCGAGGCCAAGATCAGGTACGCTAAGTACGACCCGGTGGTGGTCAAGGTAGAGAAGCTGGGTGGTGAAACGGGCTTTGATGACTTTGTCAATGACCTGGACACTTCAGCACCATCCAAGGCACCTAAAATGTTCGATAGCAAAACAGCGGAGAAATTTAAGCATGGACATAATCAATCGATTTAAGGCACTTTGTGCCAAGTGCTGGGGTTGGGTACTTGATCGCGTTAAAACCTCTGGAAAGGGCTGAAAACATGCCTGGAAGACCTAAATTTAGACGTGACATTGCTTTGCTGGAGGAACTTCCAGAAGAGATGATCTTTGCAATGGTCGAGGCTGGCAAGCCAATGTCGGCGATTTGCATCGAGCTGGGCATTGGGCGCAAGGCGTTAGAGACGTGGATCGAAGATCAGGATCGTCCTGATATGATCGCCCGTGCGCGCGCAAAAGCAGCCGATGAGCTTGCGTGCGAGACGCTGGCGATAGCGGACAGCGCCGACCCGGAGCACGCCGCGCACGCTCGCGTCCGCATCCAGACGCGCCAGTGGCTGGCTGAGAAGTGGAAACCGAGCGTCTACGGCACCAAACAGGCGCAGATCCAGGTCAATATCCACTCAATGCGGATGGACGCACTGCGCCATGCCGAGGTCATCGAGGCCGAGTTATCCACAGGGCAGGACAAATAAGTGACCACTTATCCACAGATCAGATGGGATTGCCTGTGGATAATGGCCATATCTGTGCATAACCACTGTCGTATGCCCGTAATAACTTAACATAATGGACAATGTAGCGATTAGGCTTTTGATAACGATCAGACGATTCCAGAGTACATGCGGCATCGAGCGCAAGCAGTCACTAACCAGCAATTCACAGGCGCGTGCAAGTTGCGCACAGGCTGCTGGCCGCGCCGGTGCTGGCGCTGGCGCCGGTCCTGGCCTGCTGGCCGCGCCGACCCCCCCTTGCGCTCGCGGCTGGGGGCAGGCTGATGCAGCACCTTAACAAACACCGACCATGACCCACCCCCCTACCCCGGCACCGCCCACCGTCACTCTCCCAAAAAAAATAAAAAAAGTTGAGACAACTCTCGACCCCACCCAGAACCCGTTTGTTGAATTCGTAAGACTCTACAAGAACAACCCTGTAAGGTTCGTGCAAGAAGTGCTGGGCGTGACCCCTGACCCTTGGCAAGCAGAATTCTTGATGCACATCGCCAAAGGGAACCGAAGAATAAGTGTCAGATCCGGCCACGGGGTTGGCAAATCAACCGCTGGTGCCTGGGCCATGCTTTGGTATTTGCACTTACGGTTCCCGGTGAAGATTGTCGTTACGGCCCCCACCAGCAGCCAGCTCTATGACGCGCTCTTTGCGGAACTCAAGCGCTGGATCAAGGCCATGCCGCAACTCTTGCAGGACCAGCTCGAGGTCAAGCAGGACCGCATCGAGGTCAAGGATGCCGCCACCGAGGCGTTCATCTCTGCCAGGACGAGCAGGGCCGAGCAGCCCGAAGCCCTCCAGGGCGTACACAGCGACAACGTGATGCTTGTTGGAGATGAGGCATCGGGTATCCCCGAACAGGTATTCGAGGCCGCTGGTGGCTCCATGTCTGGACACAATGCCGTGACCTTGCTGCTGGGTAACCCGGTGCGCTCCAGTGGTTTCTTCTACGACACCCACAACCGGCTTGCTGATGACTGGGTCACCATGAAGGTAGCGTGCGCTGACTCACCTCAAGTCAGCCAGGAATACATTGAGGAGATGAAGGCCAGGTACGGTGAGGAGTCGAACGCTTACCGCATCAGGGTTTTGGGTGAATTCCCACGCAGTGACGATGACACGGTGATCCCCATGGAACTGCTGGAGATGGCAAGCCAGAGGGATGTTGAGGCCAGCCAGCACGCCAGGATGGTGTGGGGCTTGGACGTTGCCAGGTTTGGGTCTGACAAGTCAGCCCTGTGCAAGAGACAGGGAAACGCCGTCACTGAACCCATCAGGACGTGGAAGAACCTCGATTTAATGCAGCTCACGGGTGCCGTTGTCGCTGAGTGGGAAGTCTTGATGCCCAGTGCCAGGCCAGCGGAGATCTTGGTTGACTCGATTGGCTTGGGCGCTGGGGTTGTGGACCGCTTAAGGGAACTGGGTTTGCCTGCTCGCGGGATCAATGTGTCAGAGTCCCCCGCCATGGGCCAGACGTACAGGAACCTCAAGGCTGAGTTGTGGCACAAGGCCAAGGCCTGGCTTGAAGCGCGTGACTGTCGGATGCCCAAAGATGAACAATTGATCGCTGAACTGGCGACAGTGAGGTACTCATTCACGTCCAGCGGGAAGATCCAGATTGAGGGGAAAGATGAGATCAGGAAGCGCGGCCTGCCGTCCCCTGACAGGGCAGATGCGTTTTGCTTGACGTTCGCAAGTGACGCTGTTGTCGGGATGTACGGGTCGAGCATGTCGGGTAAGTGGTCGCAGCCTTTGCGCAGGAACCTGCCCAGGGTTGCATAATTGGGGAATTCATAGGAGCAGCAAGCATGAAGATGACCAAAGCGCAAAAGAAAGTCGGCAAGGTGATGGGTGAGTACAAGGCTGGGACCCTGCACTCTGGCAAGGGTGGCAAGGTTGTGAAGAACCCCAAGCAAGCCATTGCCATCGCGTTGTCAGAGGCCAAGATCAAGCCCAAGAAGAAATGATCAAGCGCGGATCTGAGACATTCTCAGGCTACAACACGCCCAAGCGCACGCCGGGCCACAAGACCAAGAGTCATGCGGTGCTGGCGAAATCTGGGGATGAGGTCAAGCTCATCAGGTTCGGGCAACAGGGGGCAACTGGTTCCCCTGACGGGTCCAAGAGGAATGAGGCCTTCAAGGCCAGGCACGCGCAAAACATTGCCAAGGGCAAGATGAGCGCGGCCTACTGGGCAAACAAAGTGAAATGGTGAACGACTATGGCAACTAAAGACTATGAACGCGCAGCCGAGCAGATGATGAAGGGCAATGGCGCCAAGTGCCCCACGGCCACTCAAGACATCACGGTGAACCTGAAGAACCGGGGCAAGGCCATTGACTCTGCCGCCTACGGCCCAGAGAACCCGGCACTGCCCAATACTGCTTTTTGGAAGGAAAAGGCTGACGAGTGGGAAGTCAGCATCAAGGACGCCAAGACAAGTCGATGCGGTAACTGCTCCGCATTCAACCAAGAGAAGTCGATGCTTGACTGCATCGCCAAGGGTATTGGTGACGAGGGTGACCCCTGGGCCATGATTGAGGCCGGTGACCTTGGGTACTGCGAAATATTCGACTTCAAGTGCGCGGCCAGCAGAACTTGTGACGCCTGGGTCGCTGGCAGTGACCAGGCTGACGGTGAAGGCGAAGACATGAGCGAAGAGGGCGATGGCGAAGACGAGTATGGCGGTATGGGTTCGCTGATCACGATCAATGTCGAGGCCAAGGATTGATCTCTCCCATCGCTGTTGCCACCGTCAAGGGCAAGTGCTTGCGGATGATGATGACGAGCGTGCGAGAGTACGCCAGCCAGGTGCCCATCTATTTGCGCGGCCCTGAGTCAGTCATTGGCGCCCATGATGCTGATCACCAGATCTATGGTGAGGCATCCACGTTTGGCGAGTGCTACAACGAGGTGATTGACCGGGTCTTTGCTGACGGGTTTGACTCTGTCGTTGTGGCAAATGATGACATAGTGCTGACCCCCACAAGCTACCAGGTGCTGATGGATGACGTGGCGCTGCTGAAGAAAGAATGCCCCAAGCTGGGCTGGGTGGCTGCCAGGTGTGATGCGTCCAGGGCTACACAAAACATCAGGTCCAACCCGTTTGGCGAGGAGCTGCACTACTTTAAGTACCCCTGGGAAGAACACATTATGCAAATGGAGTGCCCCTCTCCCATCTTTGCTTGGATCTCGCGGGATGCCTGGGAAGTGGCGAAATTCCCCCCGCTGAACTGGTACTCAGATGACGTGCATTGCACTGATTTGCTGGCCGCCGGGTTTCAGCACTATCTGTCCCGGTCCTATGTCCACCACGTTGGCAGCCAGACAATTGGTCTTGATGGCGCCAAACTGATCCAGCAGGCCATGCCATGGATCAGAAAGAACCGACCCGAATATGCAAAACAGTGGTTTGACACTCAACCTGGGTAGTGGCCGGGACCGGCGATCTGAGTGCGTCAACGCTGACATTTTGGAGCGTGCCAAGCCAGACTGGCTGGTTGACATTTCCAAACCACTTGCGGCCACAACGATTGACTGGTGCGGGGAACCGCTGGAGATCGGGCCTGGCATGTTCTCAAAGATCATTGCCATTGACGTTCTTGAGCACATCCCTGATCTGGTCGCGGCCATGACCAACTGCCGTGATCTGCTGGAGATGGGTGGCGAGATGCACATATCAGTGCCCTATGACCTGAGTCTGGGTGCCTGGCAAGACCCCACGCATGTGCGTGCATTCAACGAGAACTCATGGGTTTATTACTGCGCCTGGGCCTGGTACTTGGGTTGGACGGGTTCGCGGTTCAACATGGAGCGCCTCGAGTACAAATTAAGTGCAAGCGCAGACTTAGAATTGCCACAAGAACAATTGCTGCGCACGCCACGGGCAGTTGAGTCAATGTATGTGGTTTTGAAGAAAGTCCCAATATGATCAACGACCTAGAAATCAGCACCGACATCGCATCCGCAGAAACGATGGATGACAGTGAGCTGCAAGGCATCATCACGTCTGACCTCGAGGACGCTGTCAGCTACATCGACTCCGACCTGAGTCCCATCAGGGCCAAGGGGACCGAGTACTACCGTGGTGACCCCTTTGGCAATGAGGAAGAGGGGCGAAGCCAGGTTGTCGCCATGGAGGTGCGAGACACTGTCAGCGCCATGATGCCAAGCCTCATGCGCGTATTTTTCAGCACCGAGAATGTTGTTGAGTACATCCCCCGCGGCCCAGAAGACGTGAAGGGTGCGCAGCAGGCAACTGACTATGCAAACCTGATTTTTAACTCTGACAACAACGGGTTTATGACCACTTATGCGATCTTCAAGGATGCGCTGGTCAGGAAGTGTGGCATTGCCAAGTATTACTGGGAAGAGGAAGAGAAGGTCCGCATCGAGGAGTACTCAGGTTTGGATGACCAGACCCTGCAAATCTTGTCCCAGGAAAATGACGAGGTCAAGATCGTTGTGTCCTACCCTGACCCGGCCATCTCCCAGGAGATGATTGACCAGGTCAACGCGCAGGCCATGGCCGCAGGCCAGCCAGCGCCGCAAGTGCCCATGTTGCATGACGTGCAGATCAAGCGCATTGTCAAAGATGGGCGCGTGCGGATCATGGCCGTGCCGCCCGAGGAGCTGGTGATTGATCGCCGGGCACGGTCCTTTGAGGATGCTGCCCTGATTGCGCACCGCCAGATGCTGACCGTGGCCGAGTTGATCTCCATGGGATATGACGAGGACGAGGTGCGCGACAACTTGACCTCCAACGACCTGGACTCCAACGAGGAGTTTTTGGCGCGTCAGCCACTGAATAACATCACGGGCAACAACAACACGACCAACCCCATGATGCAGCGGGTTTTATACGTTGAGGCGTACTCTCAGGTGGACTATGACGGGGACGGCATCCCCGAGTTGCGCAAGATCTGCTGCATGGGTTCTGGCTACAACATTGTGCGCAACCTGCCAGCAGCCTATATCCCCTTTGTGGACTTTCCCTGCGATCCAGAACCCCACACCTCGCCCCTGGAGTCCATGTCGATTTTCGACATCACCCATGATTTGCAAGAGATCAAATCTGAGATCTTGCGCAACACGCTGGACTCTTTGGCCCAGTCGATCCACCCCAGGACCGCGATTGTCGAGGGCCAGGTCAACATCGATGACGTGCTCAACAACGAGACGGGTGCCGTGATCAGGATGCGTGCCCCCGGCATGGTGCAGCCATTCAATACCCCATTTGTGGGTCAGGCCGCATTCCCGATGCTGGACTATGTGGATCAGATCAAGGAAGACCGCACCGGCATGAGCAAGGCCGCCATGGGTTTGAATGCTGACGCATTGCAGTCGAGCACCAAGGCCGCGGTGGCCGCCACCATCAGCGCAAGCCAAGGCCGCATTGAGCTGACCTCGCGGATCTTGGCCGAGGGCATGAAAAAGCTCTTTAGGGGCATCTTGTTCTTGATCACCACGCACCAGGACAAACCTCGCATGGTGCGCCTGCGCAACGAGTGGGTGCAGATCGACCCACGCGCCTGGGACAACTCCATGGACGTGTCGATCAACATTGGCCTGGGCCAGGGTGACACAAACGAGCGCTTGCAGGGTCTGATGATGATCATGCAAAAGCAAGAGCAGGCTTTGAGCACCATGGGCGCGGACAACCCCTTTGTGACCATGACCCAGTTTTCGCGCACGCTGCGCAAGATTGTGGAACTGTCTGGGTTTCGGGATGCCAGCCAGTACTTCAAGGACGTGCCCGAGGGTTACATGCCGCCCCAGAAACCTGAGCGCCCAACGCCAGAGCAGGTGCTGGCCCAGGTCCAAGCCGAGTCCATCCAAGCCGATATCCAGAAAAAGGCTGCCGAGCTTGAACTCAGGCGCGAGCAGATGATTCGGGATGATGACTATCGTAGAGATCAAATGGCGCAGGACTTAATGCTCAAGAAGTACGAGCTTGAGTTAAAGTATGGGACTGCGATAAGTACTGCCGAGCTTGATGCCCAGCAGTCCTTGGACAGAGAGGCACTGCGCCAGCAGTCAGCTCTCATGGCGCAGGCCATGCAGCAGCCGACCCAGGCACCAGTGCCGCCCATCAACCCTAATAGTGGAATGGTTCAATGAACGAAGATCAGGTGCGTAAGGGCCGAAAGGCCGAGCAGTTGCTGCAAGACGAGGTCTTTGCGGCTGCGCTGGAAAAGCTCGAGAACGAGCAGTTGTGGGTTTTTAAGGGCAGCAAGCCCGATGAGGCCGACAAGCGCGAGCAGGCTTACGCCATGATCAAGGCCATTGAGTTGTTTAAGACCGAAGTCACCAAGATGGTGGACAACGGCAAACTGGCGCAGCGAGCAATTGAACGCGCCCAGAAAGTCACCGTATGAGCACGCAGGCAGCACAACCAAGCGCCCCTGCGGGTCCAATGAATTTGGCCGAAGCGGCCAACGCTCTCGAGGGAATACTGCCAGTTGATGGAGAACAGTCGCCCGAAGAGACGCAGTTGCCAGAGTCCGAAGAGGATGATGGCGCGGCCTTGAGCGAAGAATTGTCAGCGGATGCAGACGCTGCTGACGAGGAAACGCAAGAGGAACAGTCCGAGGAAGATGAGGAATCTGAGGAGCAAGAACAGCCACAGGCTTTCACCGTCAAGGTTGACGGCAAAGAAGTTGAGGTGACGCTGGACGAGCTGCAAAAAGGTTACTCGCGGACCCAGGACTACACACGCAAAACGCAGCAGATCGCCGAGATCAGGAAACAGGTCGAGGTTGAGACTGAGGCAGTGCGTGCCGAACGTGCGCAATACGCACAGATGTTGGGAGCGTTACAGGCCCAGCTCCAGAGTGCCGACACACAGATCGATTGGGACCGTCTTTACCAAGAAGACCCCATCGAATGGGTGCGGCAAAAAGAGGTGATGCGTGAGAAACAGGAAAAGCTCCAAGCTATTCAGTTTGAACAGCAGCGAGTTGCCCAGCTCACGCAGCAAGAACAGCAGCAGCATTTTCAGACGCATTTGCAAGAGCAGCATTCAAAGCTGCTCGAGGTCATTCCTGAATGGAAAGACGTGGCAAAGGCGAAAACAGAAAAGCAGCTACTGGTCGAATTCGGTAAAAAAACTGGATTTTCTCCCGAGGAGTTGAGTGCCATTGTGGATCACAGGGCTGTCGTTGCGTTGCGTAAAGCAGCGCTCTACGACCAGATGATGACCAAGCGAAAAGCAATCACCCCCGTGACCAATAACGGTCCACGGCCAGCCAAGCCAGGTGCAGCAGGCCGGGTCTCCCAAACAACTGAAGCAGTGCGTGCAAAACAGCGTCTCGCAAAGACTGGCCGTGTCGATGATGCGGCCTCCGCAATCTACCAACTTTTGAGGTAACACCATGACAATCGTAAGCAACACCTTTACGACCTACTCTGCAAAGGGTATTCGGGAAGATTTGAGCAATGTGATCACCAACATCGCTCCCGAAGAAACTCCATTCCAATCCAACATTGGCCGCGAAACCATCTCCAACACTCTGTTTGAATTCCAAACAGATACCCTGGCAGATGCCGCAGCAAATGCGCAGCTCGAGGGTGATGACGTTGGCACCTTTGACTCTGTTGTCGCAACTGTGCGCGTGACCAATTACGCTCAGATCAGTCGTAAAACTATTGTTCTCTCTAACACAGAGGAAGTAGTTAATAAGGCAGGCAGACGCAGTGAGCTTGCTTATCAAATTGCGAAAAGAGGCAGCGAGCTAAAGCGCGATCAAGAATTCATTTTCTTGAACGGCGGCATTGCTGTTGCAGGCAACACCACCACTGCTCGCGTGACCGCATCCTTGGGCGCGTTTGTCAAGACCAACACTGACAAGCAGACCAACGGTGTCGATCCCAGCTATACCACGCTGCCCAACAGCGCTCGCACTGACGGCAACGTGCGTACCTTCACCGAGACGATCTTGAAGAACGTCATTCAAAAGGTGTGGTCCGCTGGCGGTACTCCGAAGATCCTGATGGTTGGCCCTGTCAACAAGCAGCGCGTCTCTGGTTTCTCTGGCATTGCATCTTCACGTTTCAACATTGATGGCGGCGCAAAACCCGCGACATTGATTGGCGCTGTAGATATTTATGTCTCAGATTTCGGGAATGTGAGTACTATAGCTAACAGGTTCCAACGTGAGCGTGATGCATGGGTGCTTGATCCCGACTATGCCAAGATGGTTGTGCTGCGTCCTTACCAGCAAGTTGAGTTGGCAAAGACTGGTGACGCTGAGAAGCGTATGTTGTTGATCGAATACGGCTTAAAAATCACGGCTGAAAATGCCCATGGTTTGGCGGCTGACTTGATCACTTCTTGATAACTGACTAGGAGACGGGGCCAGGGAAACCTGGCCCCTCTTACATGGACAAAAAAATTCTTGATGTAAGCCCCGACACGGGGATCACTCGCACCTGGCACTACAACGCAGACACTGACGAGGCGACTATCCAGACCTCTCAGGACGTGACTGATGTGATCGAGGCCAACAAGCGTGACTTTGCAGCGATTGACAACAGGGCCAACTGGCAAGGCGAGTGGCATCATGTCGCCAGCATCCCAGAGTCTTTGTATTACAAGCTCAAGGCCGAAGGCAAGCTCGATGACCAGGCTTACATGAAGAAGTGGCTTAATGACCCCGACAATCGATTCTTTCGCGTGAGGCCCGGCCAAGTATGAACTACATCGCGGTTTGCACGCCAGCGCGTGACCAAGTCCACACCAACTACACCTACTGCATGGTCAACATGGTGGCGTATCACACGCTCAACACCACTGATGCCATCAGTCTGAAACTGTTGCAGGGAACGCTGATTCAGAACCAGCGTGCTGACTTGTGCCTGGATGCGTTGCGTGAGGGTTGCACGCACATCTTGTTCATCGACTCTGACATGACCTTCCCCCAGGACATGATCCAGCGGCTGCTGAAACATGACGTTGACCTGGTTGCGGCCAACTGCGCCAGACGCAGAATGCCCACAGGTCCAACCGCGCAAAACTATGACGAGAACGGCAAGCGCAAACCCGTCTATTCGATGCCAGAATCAACTGGTCTTGAAGAGGTTGGCAGCGTTGGCACCGGCATCATGCTGATTAAGCGCAACGTCTTTGAGGGCATGAGCGAACCCTGGTTCGATATGCCTTGGCAGTACGACACGCGAGGCTACATGGGCGAGGACGTGTTCTTTTGCAAGAAGGCGCAAGAGCTTGGGTTCAAGGTGTATATTGACCATGACGTGAGCAAAGAGATCGGCCACATTGGCACGTTTGAATTTAAGCATGAGCACACCTGGATCGTCAAAGAGGAAATGGAAAAAGAGGCAAGCTGATGGCACTGACTACATATACCGAGCTGAAAACATCAGTTGGCGACTGGCTCAACCGCACCGACCTGACAACGGTCATCCCTGACTTTATTGCGCTGGCCGAGGCTCAGATCGAGAGACAACTGCGCACCCGGCAGATGATCGTGAGATCCACGGCATCGATTGCCACCGAGTACAGCGCGGTGCCTGATGATTTTCTGGAGACAAAGTCCATCAAGCTCACCGGCACAAACCCCGTCACGCCTTTGGGCTTTGAGACGATTGATTCACTTGACTCCTTGAGTGTGCAGTACCGATCCAGCGGCGTGCCGATCTTCTTTGGCATTGTCGGCGGCCAGATCCGAGTGCTGCCGATCCCTGACGCTGCCTACACCGCAGAGCTGGCGTATTACGCCAAGTTGTCAAAGTTGTCATCTACCGTGTCAACCAACTGGCTGCTGGCGCAAGCACCTGACGTTTACCTGTACGGTGCATTGCTCCAGGCTGCGCCTTACCTGCAAGATGATGCGAGAATTACGGTGTGGTCAGCGCTGTACCAAGCAGGCCTGGATCAGTTGCAGATTGCAGATGATCGAGGTTCAACAAGTGGCGGTGCATTGCTGACCAGGGCAAAAACATTTGGGTGATTAAATGGTAACGACAACCAAGGGCGAGATGGACGAGTCATTGCTTGAAAAGCGTGAGGGGTCTGTTGATACTAATACCGAGACAACGAGCTGGGTTGAGTATTGGCATGAGGGTGAGTTGGTCCATCGATCAGTCAACATGGTGCTAAAGCGCGGCGTCTTTGCCGATGGCATCAGTCAACAAATTTGAGAGGTAAATCATGGCGAATACTCAGGCAATGTGCACGAGCTTCAAAGGCGAGCTGCTTGTCGGCCACCACAACTTTGGCACTGGCGTTGTCCGAGGCGCCACCACGGCAGACACTTTCAAGGCTGCGCTGTACCTAGCCTCTGCCACCGTCAACGCAACCACCACGGCCTACAGCGCGACAAATGAAGTGTCTGGCACCGGGTACACGGCTGGTGGCGTCACAGTGACCTTTGGCACGGCCCCAAGCACCTCTGGGACCACGGCATTCGTTACCCCCAGCGCCAGCATTGCCTACACCTCAGTGACTCTCTCCACGGCCTTTGACGCAGTCCTGATCTACAACTCGACCCAGTCAAACAAGGCAGTCAGCGTCCACACTTTCGGCAGCCAGACCGTGACTGCTGGAACCTTCACGCTGACCATGCCAACCAATGATGCAAGCACCGGCCTGATCCGGCTGGCGTAACGCAGGGGCAGCACCATGGCTGCTTACGGCACAGGCTATTACGGCAAGGGCGTCTACAACATTGGCAATGTTGTCATCAGTGGCAACGCTGCCACTGGTGCCGTTGGCAGCGTCCTAGCCAGCAGATCAATTCAGGAAGATGGGACCATTGCCACCGGCAATGTCGGTACCGTCACGCTCACCATCACCATTGCCATCACGGGCAATGCAGCCACTTGTGCCGTTGGCACGCTGGCGCCAGATTCATCCCAAGCAGTCACCGGCAATGCGGCCACACTGGCCGTGGGCACTGTTGCGCCTGCTAGGTCAATAGACCTCAGTGGCAATTCGGCCACTGGTGCGGTTGGTTCTGCTGAGGTGGGATACCCGGTTGACATTTCTGGCAACTCATCAACAGGATCTGTCGGCACTATGTCGGCAAGTATTGTTTTCTCGCAGGCCATTACAAGTGTTTCCGCTACTGGTGGCGTCGGCAGTGCGTCAAATGTCATTGCAGTTGCGATAATCGGCAATGAGGCATCTGGATCTGTTGGGTCCATGATTGGTTTTGGATGGGGAGTTATTCAAGACACGGCAGAGACATGGACTCCAGAGTCTGACACGTCAGAGACCTGGACACAGATCGCAGACAATTCAGAAACATGGACGCAAGTCCCAGCATGAAAGTGAACTATGGCAGATACCACAACAACCAACCTTTTATTGACCAAGCCCGAGGTGGGGGCCAGCACTGACACTTGGGGTACAAAGATCAATACTGACCTTGACAGCGTTGACGCAGTCTTTGCGGCTGCTGGCACAGGCACCAGCGTTGGCCTGAATGTTGGAGCTGGCAAGACATTAAGCGTTGCCGGTACTTTGACAGTCACTGGTGCGGCAAGTACGATCAACGCAACATCCATTGGCGCAACTACACCAGACACTGGTGCGTTTACTACAGTCAGTGCTACATCTTCTATTTCAGCAAGTAACAACCAAAACGCAGTATCAACGCTTGCCACATTCAACAACAATACACAAGGCACGGGGGCAGTAACAGAGGTTTATCTTACTGATAATACTACAGGAACTATGCGTTTTAATGTGTTTTCTGGGTCATACACAACTGCTGGACTTTTTGATTACGCATCTGGGGCAAAAATATTTCACTCGGGTTCTGGTGGGTTATCTGTCGGCGCATCTGGTGGAAATCTAACGCTGTTCTCTGGATCAAATAGTGCTGTTCTGTCTTCCACAGGATTAAAAACTGCAACAACTATCGGCGTTGGCAACGCAACCCCATCAACCTCTGGTGCTGGCATCACCTTCCCTGCAACTCAATCAGCATCCACTAATGCAAACACTTTGGATGATTATGAGGAGGGGACTTGGACACCAACATTAACAGCGTATGCCGGATCAATAACAGCTTACACATCACAAGGTTCTTATGTAAAAATTGGAAGGATAGTATTTGCTACTGTATATGCCGTTGTATCAAACGCTGGAACTGCATCAGGTGCTTATATTATTTCTAATCTGCCGTTTTCACTTGCAACTTCCGCCGAAGTTTACGGATATGGTGTAAACCTACTAAACAACGTTGGTTTAGTTGGATACGGATCAGGTTCAACTTCTTTATACTGCTTCACAGCTGCGGGAGCATTTCCGGGTGGAAGTGGAACTTATGTAACACTCAATTTTAATTACAGCATTTAAGGAACAAACCATGTCAATCACCAAAACCACCAACATTGACCAAATCACCGTCACCGAAAACGGCATCGTTCTCTACCGTGAAGCCACCCGCATCATGGAAGATGGCAACGAACTGAGCAAGACCTTCCATCGTTCTAGCCTCACGCCGGGTCAAGACTTGACGGGCATCCCTGCCAATGTCGTGGCAATCTGCAATGTGGCTTGGACTGCTGATGTTGTGGCGGCTTATCAGGCGGCACAAGCTGAGAATGCTTGACCGTAATGACCGACTCCACTGAGACCAGGCTGGCGGTGCATGAGGCCATTTGCACAGAGAGGATGAAATTTATTTCTGACTCTCTTGCAAATGGGTCAGAGCGCATGACAAAGATAGAGTATTTGCTCTACGCCGTGATCGTGGCCGTCTTGCTGGGTCCTGGCGCTGCTGCCTCGCTGTTTTCTAAGATCTTTGGTTTGTAGCAAATGTGGACCCCATCAGCATCCTCCTTTTGGCCTCGAGTGCATTCTCTGCAATCAAGCAGGGCATTGCCACATACAAGGATGTTAAGAACACTGCTGGTGACGTTAAAAAGATCGTCAACGAGATCGCTGGCATGTTTGGGCCAAACCCAAGCAAGGAACAAAAGAAGCAGATCGTTGCTGAACAGAAGCGCGTGCAAGAAGTGGCAGCCTATGACCCCAACCAGGTCATGGGAGACATTGCAAAGCGCTTGGGTGAATTCATGCGGCATATGCAGCAGATCCAAGACTACTACCATGAGGAAGAGCGCAAGTCAAAAGAGGAAGTCTATGACGGGGCAGACTCTCTGGCAGAGCGTGCCTTACAGCGCACACTTGTACTCACCCAGTTGACGCAAATGGAGACCGACTTGCGCGAGCAAATGGTTTACGGGGCACCTCCAGAATTAGGCAACCTGTGGACACGGTTTAACGAGATGCGTGAGCAGATTTCAATTGAGCAAGAGCAAGCCAGGGCAGTGCGAGATCAACGTGAGGCGCAGGCGAGATGGCAACGAAGACGGGTAATCGCGGACCTGCAAGACAAAGCAATCTACCTGGGAGCCGCCTTGTGCGTGATCCTATACCTGGCCGTGTTTTGGTCACTCCTGGTGATGGACCGAAAGACCAGATGGGGTTTCTGATCGCGCTCATATGTATGGTGCTGGTTTTCTGTTTGATGCTGCCGATAATTACAGTAATCTACTTTGATACCCTGGCGGTGCAAAAGGAAAGCAAAGCCCAGATTGATCGAATGGAGAGGCTGCGCAAGCAGCTCGAGGAAGACCGAAAGAAGATGGACCAGGCCAACAGAAAGGAAGACTGAATGAGACTGCTGCTTTGTCTGACCATCATGGTGCTTGCTGGGTGCGAGGATCGGTATCGATACACCTGCCAGAACCCTGACAACTTTGAACTCAAAGAGTGCCAGAAACCTCGCTGCTTATTTACGCAAACCTGCCCTGAGTATTTAGTTGCCCCGGTATTGACAAACAAGATTGAACCAGCAAAGGCCGAAGATGCTAAAAAGTAAATACACCCCTGAAGAGATTGAGGTTCGTATCTGGGGCTTTGTTGTGGTGATGATCACCGTCATTTTGCTTGGCATTGTGTTTGCCCTGCTCTATTCAGTGACGTTTGTCACCCAACCCATCAAGTCCATGGCGCCCATCGACCAGGCTTACACCAAGATGCTCAACGACATTGTGCTGCTGATCGTTGGCGGTATCGGCGGCATTGTGGGCAAGCGTGCCGTGGGGGCCGTCACCGCTGCAATAAACCCAGCACCGGCACCTACACCTTCCCCGGCTGCACCAGTGCCTTCTAGCCCTGTTTCTGCCCCTCCCAGCGGTGCTCTGCCAGCCTGGATCAATCCACCTCTGGATGAAACCTGGACGCCGCCACCTCCACCGACAACGCCACCCGAGCACCTGGAACCCGATCATGTCCGCGAGGAGATCGCAGCAGCAAGACGTGAGGCTGGGCAGTGAATCCATACCTGATCATCGCGGCCATGATCGCCATTGGCGGTGCCTATGGATATGGCCATCATGTTGGTTATGCTGACCGGGACGCTGAGATGCAGGCTCACATTGCCAAGCTCAATGAAGAGTCACGCGCCAAGGAGCAAGAGCTGGCAAGCTCACTGAACAATCAAACCGAAACATTGCGAAAGGCCAAGAATGAGATCAACAAAAAACAGTCTGACATTAATGCTCTTGTTGATGCTGGCCGGTTGCGCCTCCCGGTCCCAGCCGCCCCAAGTTGCGTACAAGCCACCCCAGATGCCGCCCCTGCCGTCAGAGATCGGGACGAAGCAAGACCCGACCCTTACAGAGAGGCTATTAAGGCTGTTGTCGCCATCGCCATCGAGGGAGACAGAAACACCGTCCAACTCAACGCCTGCATCGATACCTATAACAAAGTGAGGGAGCAGATCAATGGTAAATAGTGATCAACTCAAAAAGCTGCACATTGGCCCCGAGTGGGTTGATGCGCTCAATGAAACCTTTGGCCGGTTCAATATCTCCACCAAGAAGCAGCAGGCTGCATTCATTGGTCAATGCGGCCATGAATGTGGGAACTTCAAGGTTCTGCAAGAGAACTTGAACTACCGCGCAGCCACCTTGATGAAGTTGTGGCCCAAGCGTTTCCCCACTCTTGACGTTGCCAACCAGTACGCTGGGAACCCAAAGAAGATCGCCAATATGGTCTATGCCAACCGCATGGGGAACCGTGACGAGGCATCAGGGGATGGTTTTCGTTTTTCGGGAAAAGGTTGCATCCAATTGACCGGCCACAGCAACTATTTTCACGCAGGCCAAGCCCTGGGCGTTGACTTTGTCATGCAGCCCGAACTGGTCGCCACTCCCAAGTACGCTGCCTTGACGGCAGGATGGTTCTGGTCAACGCATGACTGCAATCGTCTGGCTGAGGCAGGAGACTGGGCAGCCTTAACGCGCAAGATTAATGGCGGGATAATCGGTTTGGAAGACCGCATCAAACACACCAATGAGGCTTTGGCAGTCCTGACATGACAAACCTGTACCAGCAGCTCGAAACCCCGGCACCGCCAGATCTGCCATCACCCGGCAGTGCGTATGACGAGCGCCTGACAGCGCAAACCCATCGCGGCTTGCTGGTGTACTTTCGCAAGCTGACCAATATCCTGTCAACGGTCCTTGGGCCGCGAGGTGGCAAGTACTTGAACCTGCCTTATGGGTCATTTCAAGATGGGACCGACCAGGCAGCAGCCAACACCACAACGGCCTACGCCATCACATTTGACACAACTGACTATGCAAATGGGATCACTCTGTCAAATACTTCACGTCTAAACGTGTCCCAGGGCGGTTTGTACAACGTGCAATTTAGCGTGCAATTCAAAAACACAACAAATGACACGCAAGACGTTGAGGTCTGGTTTCGCAAGAATGGCGCTGACATTGCCAAGTCAGGATCACGTTTTGGGTTGGGGCCGAGGAAAAGCGCTGGAGATCCATCGCACACCATCGCAGCCTTGAACTACTTTGTTGATCTGGCCGAGAGCGATTACATCCAACTAATGTGGCGGCCATCAGATATTGGCGTCTCCATTGAGCAGTACCCTGCCGGGACCAGCCCAACCCGGCCAGCAACTCCCTCAGTCATTGCCACAGTGAGTTTTGTGTCCAATCTTTCCGCATAATCCCATCATGGCACTCACCGCACTCAGAATCCCCCCAGGCGTTTACCGCAACGGCACTGAATATCAGTCAGCCGGGCGATGGTTTGACGCCAACCTGGTTCGCTGGTTTGAGGGTACGTTGCGGCCCATTGGTGGATGGCGCAAAAGATCGGCATCCCAACTGACCGGGTCATGCCGTGGCTTGATCACCTGGCGCAACAACTCAGGGGATCGGTTTATTGCAGCGGGAACTCATTCCAAGCTGTACGCCATGAATGCGGCAGGGACTCTCAAAGACATTACGCCAACTGGGCTGACTGTTGGCATTGCCGATGCGGCCACAAAGACCGGGTATGGGTACTCCACCTATGGCAACTTTGCCTATGGTGTGGCAAGACCAGACACAGGCAGCGTCACTCCAGCAACAACCTGGAGTCTGGATACCTGGGGCGAGTACCTGGTCGCCTGCTCAGATGCCGATGGCAAGCTCTACGAGTGGCAGTTGGGCTTTTCAACGCCGACCCTGGCCGCTGTCATTACCAACGCGCCAACGGGCTGCAACGCCGTTATGACCACGGCAGAGCGCTTTGTCTTTGCCCTGGGTGCCGGTGGAGATCCCCGCAAGGTCCAATGGTGTGATCAGGAAAACAACACCATCTGGACCCCGGCAGCCACCAACCAGGCAGGTTCATTTGAGCTGATTACTGTTGGGTCACTGAAAGCTGGCAAGCGCGTGCGCGGTGTCAACTTGCTGTTCACTGATGTCGATGTCCACGTCAGCACCTACATTGGCCTGCCTTACGTTTACTCCTTTGAGAAGGCCGGGTCAGGTTGTGGCTTGATCTCCTCCCAGGCCGTTGCGGCCATTGATACGGCTGCGATCTGGATGAGCAATTCTGGTTTTTGGGTCTACGATGGATACGTCAAGCCACTGGCTTGTGACGTTGGCGACTACATCTTCCAAAACATCAACGCCAACCAAGTCAGCAAAGTCTATGCTGTACACAACTCAAAGTATGGCGAGATCATTTGGTTCTACCCATCGAATGCCAGCAATGAGAACGATTCTTATGTGACGTATAACTACCGTGAGAATCACTGGGCGATTGGATCTCTGTCTCGCACGGCTGGCACTGACCGGGGCGTTTTCTTGAATCCCTTGATGGTCTCTGCTGACAGCTATATCTACGAGCATGAGGTTGGCTTTGCGTATGACTCTGTTGCGCCTTTCGTTGAGTCTGGCCCCGTTGAGATCCAACCAGGTGAAAACATTATGAATGTGCGTCAGTTGATCCCTGACGAGCAGACCCTGGGAGAGGTTGTTGTGTCCTTCAAGACTCGCATGTACCCCACTGCCACAGAAACAACTTATGGACCCTACAGCGCCACCGAACCCACCAGCGTGCGGTTTTCAGCGCGTCAGGTCAAGATCAGATACACCGGGGCGGTGCTGGGTGACTGGCGAGTTGGCCTGAACCGTTTGGACGTGACACCCGCTGGCAAGCGTTGAGACTTAAAATTCAGCCATGAAAGACATCAGACAAATCCTCACCGAAGACCTGGCAAAGAACTATGGTGGCTTTGCCATGACAGTTGATGCCTATTTTGATGGTCTGATGAATGCACCCAAGACGGGTAACTTTGTTGTGCGCCAGGGCGACACTCTGATCCTGACAAAGAAGATCGAGAAGAACGGCATCGAATTTCATTGCATCAATGGTGAGCGCGCCAAAGACCTTGTGTCCAACGTGCAGAAGTACCTCGATGACTTGAAGGAAAACGGGTATGACTATGCCGTCACGTTCTACGACAACCCCAGGATCAGCGAACTATTCCAGCAACAACCATATCCATTTGAAGTGAAAAAAATTGATGATGGTTTATTTAGAACATACGAAACAATTGTGAGGTTTAAATGGGCGCACTAAATCAACTGGGCAATGCCGCGAGCAGCTTTGTGCAAGATCCAATTGGGAGCACCAGCAATGCGCTGGCACAAGCAGACAAAGACCTGAGCTTGTCTCAGAATGCGCCTGCAATAGCAGCAGCAGTTGCTGCATATTATGGTGTGCCAATGGCAATGGAATATTTTGGTGCTGGCGCTGCTGGTGCTGGAGCAGGCGCTGGAACGGCAGCCGGAGCACTCGCTGCTGATAACGCATATTTGGCTGCGTCTGCATTAACTCCAGCTCAGGCCGCTGCGGCTGCCGCCGGATCAATTGAGGCGTCTCAATTAGCTGGCCTTGCAGGTTCTTCAGCGGCTGCTGGAGGTGCTGGCGCTGCCGCTGCCACTCCTGGCCTACTTGGTAGCGCAGTGAACTTTGCAAAAGAAAACCCCAATCTTGCACTGGCTGGCGCAGGCTTGGCCGCAAAGGCATTGGGTGGCAGCAGCACGCCGTCATCTTCAACAAGCTCAACGTCCATCGATCCTGACATCAAGGCTGCATATTTGCAGCAGTTGGCTGATGCCAGAACCGCTGCGGCTGGCCTTGGTACAAGGCAGTTTGAGGGGTTCACCCCAGGCTATGCCACGGCAGAGCAGCAGCTCACGGCCACCGGCATTGGCGGTGCTGGTCAGCAGACAACCAACCGGGCTGCTGAATTGGCACTTGCAGAGGCAGGCTACACACCCCAGCAGATCCAGGCCATGACGGGTGCGCAGTACATGTCTGCATACCAAAACCCTTACGAGCAACAAGTGGTGCAGGGTACGCTGGCAGACATTGAGCGTCAGCGCCAGATCTCTCAGCAGGCACAGCAAGCTCGAGCAACAGGTGCCAGGGCATTTGGTGGCTCGCGCCAGGCAGTGGCCGAGTCACTCGCAAATGAGGACTTCACGCGCCAGGCAGCCAACACTGCGGCCCAGTTGCGCTCTGCCGGGTTCACCACGGCAGCCGGGTTCGGCCAGACTGATGCTGCCAGGGCCATGGAAGCGGCCAGGGCCAACGCTGCCAACCAGATCGCTGGTGCTGGCATACGCCAGACTGCCGTGGGCCAGTTGGGTGCTTTGGGTGCCCAGCAGCAAAACCTGGGCATGACGGGTGCGCAGGCCGTGATGACTGCCGAGCAGCAACGCCAGCAGTTGGCCCAGGCGCGGCTTGACGCTGCACGCAATCTGGCCTCTGAGCGTCTTGGCCTGACTGGCAGTGCCCTGGGGCAGCAAGTGCCGAATCTGGGTGCATCTACGACAACTCCCATCTACCGCAACCAATTGGCAGGCGGCCTTGGCGGTGCTCTGGGTGGTGCTCAGTTGGGCAGCATCTTGGGTGGCGCTGGCAACCCTCAGTATGCAGGTTATGGCGCAATCCTTGGTGGCTTGCTGGGTCTAGGTTAAGGAACAAACATCATGGCAGATTTCAATATAGGCTTGCTGGGTGACATTTTTGGCGGTGGTACGTCTGCCCTGAGTGAGTATCTGACGCCTCAACAACAAGAGTCGATGCAACGCCAGGCGCTGTTGTCCACTGCTGCTGCCCTACTCCAAGCAGGTGGACCCTCTGCCACTCCCATCTCACTGGGCCAAGCGCTTGGTGCAGGCTTGCAAGCTGGGACTTCATCCTATGGCAAAGCTCAAGAGGGTGCGATTCAGCAGCTCTTAACCCGTCAGAAGTTGGACGAGTACAAGCGCCAGATGACTATGCAAGAAAACATTGCAAAGATTCTTGGCGGTGGTGGAGCTGCTCAAATGCCTACACCTGGCGCACCCATTACGCCTGACCAGGCCATCGCCATGCCTGGACTGCCTGCTGGACCCACTGTGCAGCGTGCTGAGTTAATTGGACAAGCAGCGCCTGCTGCTCCAGCAATGCCAGCCAACGTGATGAAGGCCAACCAGTATCGCCAATTGGCAGATTTGATGGCCGCATCAGGTAGAGGAGAGGACGCCAAGCGATATTTGGATATGGCTGAAAACCTTGCGCCTTCATTTGAAGAGACTGTCGGCGAACCATTTAAGGCTGCTGACAACAACTTTTATTTACGCACCAAAAGAGGTGGAGTTATACCAATGCAACAAGCGTTGGCGGTTAAGCCTGTCGGCACTCCCCAGCAGGTATTGGGCGCTGATGGCAAGCCAACTCTTGTGCAGATGTATGACGATGGAACCTTCAAGCCCATCACTGGCGTTTCACCATTAATACCGCCAGAAAAGATCGACACTGGTGCAGGCATAAGGTTTGTCAACCCTTACGAAATCAAGCCCGGCACGGTGTTTCCAAAGACACTGCCACCTCAAGTGGTTGGCGGTGCAGAGACGGGTTACTACATAGTCGGTGGCGGTGGCGGTGCTGGCCGAGGTGCTGGCCTGACTGCACCCATGCCTGCGCCTGCTGGTGCTCCTGGTGCTGTTGCAGCTCCCACTGTCCCAGGTGCTGCACCTCGCGCACAAGTGGCCCCGGCTGCTGGCGCTGCCGCACCTACTGGCCCCCAGCCCATCATCCCCGGCACTGGCAAGGCATTCGGCAACGAGAAGGATCTGCGCACTGAATTTACCGCCCAGATGAAACCCTACACTGAGCTGGCGCAGGCATTTCGGAAGGTTGAAGCGGCGGCGCTTAATCCATCAGCAGCGGGTGACATTTCCCTGGTCTATGGATACATGAAGATCCTGGACCCTGGCTCAACCGTTATGCAAGGCGAGCAAGCAACTGCGCAGAATGCTGGTGGCGTACCAGATCGAATTCGCGCCACATACAACAAGGCTTTGACTGGAGAGTCCCTTGCAGATAACGTGAGACTTGATTTTTATTCTCAGGCTAGAAATTTAATTGAATCACAACGTCAAATGGCAGCAGATGTTGGTGACAGATACAGGCAGTACGCCGATGCATACAAACTGGACTCAAACCAGATCGTGTTTGATCCATTCAAGCGCATCAAGACCCCAGCAGAGATTGCTGCTGATGCTGCTAAAAAAGCACCAGCGACAACCACTACGCCTGCACCGGCATCATCAGGTTCTTGGTTCAACAGATTCAACCTTATCCCGAGGCCCCAATAATGGCTACGCAACTACCAAACGTTGAGCGCGTGCAAGAAAACGTGCGCAGAATGCAGGCTCAGAATGCAACTCAGGCCGATGTTGTTGGATACCTAAAGGCTGAGGGTTACACCCCGACAAGGTTTGAGGCGGCAGTCGCCAGCGCCAAAAAGGTTGGCGGTCCACCTGTTGAAGCTGGCTTTGGACGGTCCTTACTTCAAGGCTTGACGTTCAACACTGCCGATGAGATTGAGGCTGCAATGCGTGCCTTGATGTCAAAAGGCATGAGCGCTTTTGATGCCCAGCAGACCTTGAGTGGTTTGGTAACTGGTCAGCAGCCACAGTCCCAGTACGAGAAAGAGTTATCCAGAGTCCGCGCTGGCATCAAGCAGTACGAGGAGCAGTACCCTGGCCGCGCATTCACTGGCGAGCTTATGGGTGGCCTGCTGCCTACGGCTGCGGCCCTGATCGCGGCCCCATTCACTGGCGGTGCTACGGCACCCGCTGCCGCTGCCGGTGCAGCTCGCACTGTTGCTGCTTTGCCAACTCTGGGCCAGACAATGGCTCGAGGTCTGGGCTATGGCGCGGCATCAGGTGCGGCTGCCGGTGCTGGCGGCGCCACTGGTGGACTTGAGAGCAGGGTCATGGGTGGTGCAATTGGTGGTACTGCTGGTGCTGTCCTGGGCGGTGTTGCTCCAGCAGTCACTGGTGCAGTTGGTGCTGGTGGCCGTAAAGTGCTTGAGGCAACTGGTCTGATGCAAGCGCCAGACGCTGCCACTAAGGCGCGTGAGTTGATTGCCAAGAAGTTGGCCCAAGAGGGTATATCACCAGAAGAACTGGCGGCACGCCAGGCTGCTGTGGTGCGTACCCTTGGGGGCCGGGATGAGACGCTGGCAGACATTGGTGGTGAGGCCGTGCGCCGCCTGGCGCGTGGCTCAATGGCAATTCCCAATGCTGCGCAGACAGACGTGCGTCAGATGCTGACAGAGCGTGCCATTGGCGCCGGTCCTCGAATCACTCAAGACATTACTGACTTGACGGCCATTGGTGCGCGTGACATTGGTGATGTGGTTGAAGAGATCATCAGGAACAGATCAATGCTGGCATCCCCACTTTATGACCAGGCATATGCCGCCGGTCAGATCAACTCATTTGCCATTGACAATTTGCTGAAGAAGTCGAAAGACGTGCAGTACGCCATCAATGAGGCACGCAAGCTGCCACAGTATGCAGATCTGCCTGACAACCACATGCTGATGCTGGACAAGGCGTACAAGTACGTTGGCGACCTTGCAAACAACGCTAAGTTGTCTGGCAAATCATCTCAGGCCAATGACTTGAATGATCTGCGCATTTCTTTGCGCAATGCCATCACGCAAGAAGTGCCTGTTTATGGCAAAGCGTTGGATACGTTCTCCAGCGAATCCCTGCTCAAAGATGCTCTCGAGCTGGGTGCAAAGAACTTCTTGCGCAAGACCCCGGCAGAGATCAACCGCGAGATTAAGAAATTTCCAGGGGACGCAGAGCAGCAGATGTACCGCCTGGGCGCGGTGCAATCAGTGCGTGACGAGATCTATGGGATGCGCGAGACGGGCAACATCGCTGACAAATTCCTCAACTCGCGTGAGATGCGGGACCGTATGCGTACTGTCTTCAACTCGCAAGGTGAGTATGAGACGTTCATCAAGAACTTGGAGCGTGAACGCCAGATGGCCGTGACCAGGTCACGCATTGAAGGTAATTCAGTTACCACTCCATTGGCTCAGGATGTTGCTGAGATAACTGCTCAATCGCCATCAGAGATGCTGCGAGCTGGCGCTCAGATGGCAGGTGGAGACTTAATGGGTGGCGCTACCAACTTGATGCGCCAACTTGCACCTCGCCTTCAAGGCATGAATGAAAACGTGGCAGAGCAGATCTCTCGCAGCGTGCTTGATCCCAGGTTCAACCAACAGCAAGAATTTTTGCTAGGCTTGACCCCACTCATGGATCAACTGCGCAGACAGGCGCTGCAACAGCAGACCCGTGCTGCTGGCACGTCCACAAGCGCAGGCCAGTTGGTCCCAGGCTTACTCGCAGATTGAGGTGAAATGATGGCAACTGGTTTACTGGATTACCTCGAGGCAATTGGTGAGACGGGTGCAACTCTGGGTAGCGGTGCCGCTGCCACCATGGCCGGGATTCCTTACGGCATCTTGCAAAACATCAGGTCCGGCAAGTACGGCACAAAGGAAGGCGTCAAGCTGGCCGACAAGGCCACTCAAGACTTCATCAAGCAGTACACCTATGCACCTCGCGGCCAGATGGCCCAGAACGCGCTGCAAAGCGTTGCTGGCCTGCTTGAATCCACCAAGCTGCCACCAGTATTGCCAGAGGCCGGGTTGCTGGCCGCGATCCCCAGGGCAGCGTATGCATCTCAACTTGAGCGTGCCGGTATGGCGGCAGAGCGTGCCATGGAGCCAGTCGCGGCCAACGTGATGGCGCGGGGCGGTTTGCCTGCTCAGTTGTTGACTGATTTGACTCAAGGCACGCGCAGCCAAATGCTGCCCGGCAACAATGTATTTGATCCAAGGTTTGACGCCAGGAAATTGGAGCAAGAACGACTCAGGAATTTAAAAACAAGCGTTGTTCCAATTTACGACTACACCGTCCCAAAGATTAACCTCGCGGATTATCAAGACTATCCATTCATCACCAGCATGTCAGATCGAACCAGGACTGGTTTGTTGACTGACATTGATGGCGTCTCATTGAATCGACCTGTTTACTTGCAGGGTGGACAACCTTACATGTATGAAAACCCTGGACAGGTTTGGGCATCAGGCACAAAGCCAGCCAGTGACATTTACAAGATGGCGAACATGCTCAAAGAGACAACAGGCAAAGACCCGTTGTATATCCCTTGGGTTATGTCCCCATCAGGCAGTGACTTTGCCAACATGACGGGCGAAACCATGCTCTCTTATGCGCAGACCGTCATGGGCAAAGACACGAAAAAGGGTCTTGATAGGCAAATCAAAAACAGATTTATTCCAGACTGGCTTGGCCTTGATGACCCGGCAAGCATTGAGCAATTCAGAAATCTGTCTGACCGCAAACGCAAGTCAATGAAGAAGACATTGCTTGATAAGGAATTCAGAAATGAAGGCGGCTTGAGCATTGGCGAGGCCAGACTGGCGATTGCAGATCCCAATCAATTGAATTTGCCTGATGCAAGCATTTTGAATGTCGGACAAATATTCCCAGATCAACCATTGATCATGCAATCAGGTCACGCTGCATACCCATTGGGCGTGCCTGGTCAGGGACTTGGCGCAGTGGAAGGCGGCCAAAACATATTTGATCTGCTGCTGATGCACCGGCTCAATCGGGGCATCATTGACCCATCCAACCCAAGCAGAAAAGATATTCGCACGCTCGAGATGAAACCCTACGCTGGTTTGCTTGATGCCGATTTGCTCAAGTCTTTGGGCAATTGAAAAGATATTCTGGCTTGAATTTATTTGCCATCTTTTCGCTGTATCGCAAGGTCAAAAACTCGCGCACTGACTCTGGCGTGACCTCTTTGATCTTTGACCCAATGCAATAGAACTCATGCAAGGTGAGCGCCTCAAGAATATCCTTGGACATCTTCACGTCTACATTGACATACGGGGATAATTTCACTTCACTTCTCCAAAAAAAGCAGCCACCAGCGGATCTCTCCTGATCTTCACTTTACGGCCTCGATCACGCGCCTGTCTGAAGGCTTTGTCATCGAGGGACTCTTTGCGTCTCCACTTGCGGACCCTGTCGCTGACGCTACTGGGCAAAGGCTTGATGGCATCAATGCCAATGCCGTACCTGTAGACGGCCACCGGGATACCCCTGACCTCTGACCGGGTCCACTCTTGGATGTGGACCAGGTGCTGCCGGCGCAGCCGGTTGATCAGCAGCCTGGCAGACCTGTCGGTGCAATGGATCGTCTCAGCCACCTCCGCTGAGGTCAGGCCAATGTCGGTGATGGCCTTGATCAAGCGGGGGAGCTGGGCAGACTTCATTTGGTGGCGGCAATGATTTCAAGCTCAAGGTCTTTGACCCTCTCGCGCAAGAGCTGCATCTCCTGGTCCATGTCCCGGTACTTGCGCTCCATGCGCTCGCGGGTGAATGTCTCGCCATGAACGTACCCAATGAGCGTGCCATTGGTGATTGCCTTGCGGATGATCTGCTCATATTCATGTCTGTTAAGAATTACCCCTGCCATGCCGCCAGGGGCACGCATCTTGTTGACCTCGAGGTCTATCTGTTGTTGCATTGTTTCGCTCATGCTCAAGCCCTCCAGACCAAGCAGTCCATCGCCACCACGATCAGGCCAATGAGGCTGATCACGCGGATGAGCTTCTCAGCGGTGCTGCACTGATGGACGTGGATCTCGATGGCCGCGCCATTCTCGAGCGAGTTGGGGAATGCCTCTGTGAAGGTGCGGGGGAACTTGCGGGTTGTTTCATTTTCCATGGTTCAATTCCTTTAATTTGGTTTCGATTGCATCAACTATTTTTCTGCCGCTTTTTGACACTGGCCCACCACCGCCATTTAATCCAAAGTGATACCGCAATACATCGTCTGCCAGTATTTCCCTATCGGTCAACCCAACCCAGGGACGCTTTGAGTAACGCTCTTGAGGAGTCTGAGGAACGCCCCGAGTAATCGGCTGTATTCGATCAAACATCTTTTTTCCAAGATCATAAAATTCTTTGTCTTTGCCCGTACTGTTGTCAATTGCCATGATTTCACTCCTTGTTTGCATATTGATCACATTACACCTCTCATCTCCCAGCCCAGCAAAAAGTAATTCCAGCGGGTGGTGATGTTGGGGTTGGTGAACTTGGTCCCGTCCCAGGCCAGATCTGCTGGGGTGTAGCCCTTTGAGATCATCAGGGCCATGAAGACTTGTTGTGCTTTCATTGATTCTTGCTCCAATATTTGTCGTTTGCGCCAGCCACTCACAGCGCGTGATACCCATAAAGAAAAAGCTCCACGGCCACCCGGCACAGGAACCCGATAAAGGGCAGCATCAGTGCCAGTGCCAGTCCAAATTTGAATGCACTCATTTGCTTTGCTCCTTTTGTTTTTGAATTGACTCGCGCAACTGCTGGCGCAGCCAGTTGACACCGCCCAGGCGTTTCCACTCAGCATAATGCGCCGGGATCAGCCTGGCGCTGACCGTGACGGCCACCGAGGTGATCTCACTCTTGGGTCTGGGCATCTTCATCTCCAGGCCGCAAGGGCCGTTGCAAGGTCTTTGGTGGACACGATAAGCTGATCCAGGCGCATGGACTCATCACGCACGACAAAGAGTCCAGGGCCGCGCTTGGTGCGTCCCCAGGCATCTTTGCGGTTGACGTTGGAGAGTTGGTTCTTGCGAACTGCGTTGTAGACCTGGTGCGTTGTGAACCCCTCATCCAGGCACTCGCGCATGGTCCGAGGAACCCGGCAAAAGTCAATGATCATCATCTTCAAGCTCCTCATCTTCATCAATTGTGGGGGCGTCATCAGGGTGAATGGGCCGGGTCAAGATCTGCTGCCAGCGCCATTCGGATTCATCGATTTCTGAGTACATGTTGGTCCTTGAAGCTGGGGCCGTGGCCCCGGCTGGTTTACTTGCGCTCAACGGTGCCGACCAATTCGCCATCCATGATCAAAAACAAAATGTGTTTGGCAATGTTGAGAGTTTGGCGGCTGCGGTCTTGTGCGCCGCCAGCAATCAATTCTTGAGCATCACTCATCAGGCCAGCAACAACCATGTTGCCGCCTGTGAATTTGTAGGTGATGGAATCTTTGACTGACTCAACGTATGCGTCAATGTCTGCAAAGCCGTACATGGATTCGTTGCGGCTGGTTTGGGTTGCGTTTGTCATTTCATTTACTCCTGGTTGCGTTGTTGATGAGTGAATCATACATCGTTTGACCATCTTGTCAAATCCCCTACGCATTAGTCAACTATTAACCCCATACAATGACCCTGGCGGGTTCATCCTCCCGCTGATTGCACCGGGCACTCCACCCGGGCGCAGTTGCCATTTAGGGGGCCGGTCATCACTGTCTGGCCCCCATTTTTTTGACTATTTGCACAAGTTGTCAAATTGGGGTTAACATCCAAGCCATGAAAACAACCAACAACCCCATCAAAGACGTTATGGCCAAGGCCAGTGCCGCAGGCTACTCCATGGCCGATGTCTGCCGTGTCGCAGAGATTGACCAGAGTCAAGCCAGCCGGTGGCTCAGTGGCCGCACCAAGCCACTCTATGCCTCTGTGGTGCGCCTCAATCAGGTGGTCGATGCCATGGTAGCGGCACGCCTTCAAGTGCTCAACAAGGCCATGGACGAGGCGCTCAAATGACGCACATAGGCATCGATCCAGGTCTTTCTGGCGCCATCGCGGTGCTCACAGATGACTCTCCCCAGATCCACGATAT